TTGGCGCTCCAAGGAAGGCTGGAAAAATGGCCGAAGGCGGAATAGTCAACGGCTACGCCGGAGGCGGACTGATCAAGAAGCTTTTGAAGGAGAGCGTTGGCAACATTTCAAGAAGGAAGTTCCTCAAGGGGATGGGCGCGACGGCCGTTTCGGCCGCGATGCCTAAGGGTATAATCAAGTTTGCGTCACCCGTATCAAAGGTGATCAAGGGCAACCTCCCAATGCCCACGACGACTCCACCGTGGATTCAATCCATGGTCAACGTTCTCAGAAAAGCGGGAAAGGGGCATACTAAACTTAAAAACGGAACAATCATTGACGTTTATGACATCGTGAACAAGAACCCGCACGCCAAGGGAAGTTACGGACAGCACACCACCAAGGGGGCAAGAATTACAACCGCCGATGGGTACTCTGATGACATCACGTTCTCGGAGGGAATCAATGACATCAACATTGATTTCAACATCGCGGATGATTTTCATAACAACCAGCACATCGTCATTGACAAGGGATCGAAGATTACCAAGTACGACCCCATTAAAAAGAAGAGTGTTGAAACGGGTGAGATTGGAGAGACGACCCTCATTGATGACAACTACTACATGACGTCGCCGGAGGACTACGCGAAGGATGACTGGATTGAGTGGGACGTCGGGCAGAAGACTTTTCTCAAGGAGGGCTTTAAAGGAAGACCGTCTTTGACGGGTGGAGATATTCCTCTTAAAAAGGCATATGAAAAGCAGGGAATTGATGAATTGTTAAAAGTCCCTGATGACGTTCTGTCCTCCAAATTTCACAAGATCGAGACGCCGGCGTTGAGAGAGGACATGATTCTCGCGAAGGGTGATGAGGTGACCAGTAAAATGTTTGACGAATGGTCATCACCATGGGATAGTGACTATTCGACGATGTACGAGCGGTACATTGACTCATTCTCACCATCTGGTAATATATTCAATACAAAGGAAGCCGCTAGGCAGTGGAAGAAAAAACAGGCGTTGAACGAGAAAAGGGCTAAGGAAAGAGAGATGGATCGCTGGGAGGAACAATTCCGTGGAGGACACGGCATGCATGGATACAGATATGGTGGTAGCACAATAAAGCCTAGATTTAAACCACCAAGAAGTGATATAAGACCAAAAGCAAAGCCTGGAACTTATTGGCCTACTCCTGATAATATGGATATGAATAGACTATTAAATTCTATGGCACATGTTGAATCAAGAGGTAATCCACTAGCTAAGGGGCCAAGAATTGTAAGGTACTCTGATGATGGTGATCATAGAAAACAAAGAGTAGAGAGAGCACATGGCATGTATCAAATACTTCCATCAACAGCAAGAGATCCAGGATATAATGTTACACCTTGGGATAACTTTTCTAATGAATGGAAGAGCCCATCTAAACAAAGAGAATTTGCACAGAATTATATACAAGGATTAGTTGATCATTATGATGGTGATTGGCAAAGAGCCATTAGCCAGTATGGTGGTGATAGTACATCAAATTACTGGAATAAAATTATGCATGCATATGGAGGATATAACCAAGGTGGCACGGTAGAAAAACCATACACCGTCGAGGACGCGATAAAGGAGATAAGGGCCAACCCGCAGAAATTCATGGGCGGCGGACTGGTTAGGAAACTTTTCGCGCCGAAGGTCATAGGAAAAAGGACGAACTACAGACCCAAGCTTACAGGACAGGGTCCGGATCTGAGTAGGGTCAGGGCTGACATGTATACGCCTCCGAAAGGACCATACACGTTAACGGATGAATCCGGTGTTAGGATATTGGATAAATCTTTTAAAACTCTTGAAGAAGCACAAGCTGCTTTAAAAGAGCTTTCAGTATTGAGAACACAGGACGCGTCAACATTTAAGATATTTGGAAAACGACCTCCAAAGACAGCGGAAGGTGCATGGGAATCAGCGCCGGAAGTGAATCTTGGCATGGTAGGAAAGGAAATGCCACCTGAAAAACCAGGTGCGATGTTCTGGGGGTCAAGGGAAAAGATAATCCACGCACCGTCAGAATCAATGACTGGAACGCAGTGGCTGCAGTATTTGAAGCTGCCTAAGCACGGCATATTGAATCCGAAGGGGTACAAGCCGATCAAGGACATGGAACTGAATGACACAGGACTGGCACCGCATCTTTCAAAGATGGGTAACAAGACGGTGAGCAAGGAACAGTTGGTGAAGGATTTTGATTCAAAGCTCGCACCTGAAATTGAAGTTGCGGCGTTAGGTGGTGATAGAAATGCCGGAACGTTTTATAATAACGTGAAGCAGTGGGACTTGCAGACTTTTCGTCCTGGACCGTTGAAGAACGTCATGCAGACGATAAGGGACAAGTCATATCCTTTGAAAGAGGCGATTGAGAATAATAACACGGAAGCGGTCGCGAAAATCATTGACGCGATTGAAAATTCAACATTTAATAATTTTGGCGTCGCAAATCCAATAAGAGAGGGTTTTCCGCAGAAGTTTCCATTTGAGTTGAAAAAGATATTGCAGGACATAGCGGCGGTCACGAAGACAAGGCTCGCCGGGTTTGACAAATATACAAAATCACCTCAGTACGCAGGACAGCAGACATTGGGCGGCGGTGAGAATTACCGTGAATTTTTATTCAGGTACAAGCACCCAGCAGGATCTCTTCGTGAAACTGAACCTATGAAAATGTATGATGATCTGGGTGCAAGTCACTTTTCATCGTTGTCTTCTAAGGATAGAGCAGGTGGATTCGTTCACATGCGCACGTCCGACCGAACTGATGAATTTGGAAGAAGAATACTGCACATAGAGGAGATACAGTCAGACGTGCATCAGCCGATAAACGCCGCGGCTAGAAGAGTTAAAAGAGCAATCGCGGAAGGTAAAAAACCCAGTAAATCAGACATAACAAAATCCAAATACGCCCCACGTGGCGATTTGATCAAGGAGTCTGTTGATAAGGCGAATGAAGATCATTTATTGCTTTTAAAGGCAAAGGTTGATGAGTTAATGTTCAAGCCGCAGACAAAACAAACGCAAATAAGAATAAATCGACTTAACAAGGAACGAGCTAAAATAAGGAAAATAATAGCTGATAAGAAGGCTAAAATGGAGAAAGGTGATCATAGTGGTGTTTCAATGGCGCCGTTCAGCAGGACGCAGGATTATAATGAATTCGTGATGAAATATGCGGAGAAAGTGGCGCAGGAAGGCGGATACGACGGCGTGACCATTTCAAGCGCCGCGATTAAAAACAGGTCGTTATCCGTTGGAAATAAAGACCACACAGGTAATCTCGTAGCTTACGGTCCAATGGCGAAAGACGCCATGAGGAACGCGGCGAAGAAAAGTGGTGCAAAATTTTCATATACTGCTATAATAGACGATAAAGGAAGAGGATGGGAAGTTCCAATGATATGGTTTGATACGCCAGCATCTAAATTTAATGTTCAAAAAGGAATGCCTATCTACAAGAAAGGGGGAATGGTCATAAATGGCTGATAATAAAAATAACATAGATAAAGCGTTAGAGGCACTTACAGGTGCACTCGAAATAGAACCTACTGGTGAAGAGGTACAATTAGAACCTGATAAAGGTGTTAATTTTGAACCAGACGTAGAATTACTAGAAGATGGTGGTGCAGAAATCAACACGGATCCAAATGCTCCAATTGATACATCTAACATACCACATGATGCCAATTTGGCGGAATATATTGAAGAAAATGAATTAAGTAGATTCGCTTCGGATCTACTAGCAGAATTCGAATCGGATCGTGATTCAAGGAAAGATTGGGAAGATACCTATATCAAAGGCCTTGATATGCTGGGATTCAAGTATGAAGACCGCACACAGCCGTTCGAAGGTGCATCCGGGGTCGTTCACCCCTTACTCGCTGAATCTGTTACACAGTTTCAAGCCCAAGCGTATAAGGAACTTCTCCCCCCAAGCGGCCCCGTGAGATGCCAAGTTATAGGATTATCTACTCCTGAAGTAGAGGATCAAGCAAAGCGTGTTAAAGATTTTATGAATTACCAAATCACTGACGTGATGACGGAATATGATCCGGATATGGATCAACTGTTATTTTATCTTCCACTTGCAGGATCAGCATTCAAGAAAGTTTACTATGATGGATTGTTAAAACGCGCTACGGCAAAATTTGTTGCTGGAGAGGATTTAGTAATCAACTACATGGCAACTGATCTTTCAAGTGCTGACCGAGTAACACATCTTATAAAATGCAGTGGAAATGACGTTAGAAAACAACAGTTAAGCAAGTTTTACCGTGACATTGAACTTCCAACTGGAAGTGTTGATACGAATGATATTGTTGATAAAATTGATGATCTGCAAGGAACAGAAAAGAATTATGCATCCGGTGATGATGAGCATATCATACTTGAGATGCACATCAATGCAGATGTACCAGGATTTGAAGATACATCCGGTGTTAAATTACCATACGTAGTTTCAATAGATCAGTATTCGCAGGAGATTCTTTCCATTAGAAGAAACTGGAAAGAAAAAGATCCAAATTTCGCGAAGAATGATTATTTTGTACATTACAAATTCCTCCCAGGACTAGGGTTTTACGGCTTTGGTCTAATACATATGCTAGGTGGGTTGTCAAGAACTGCAACAAGTGTTTTGCGGCAGTTAATTGATGCAGGTACTCTTGCCAATCTGCCAGCAGGTTTCAAGGCACGTGGAATGCGTATACGTGATCATGATGAACCATTGCAGCCAGGTGAATTTAGGGATGTGGATGTTACAGGACAGTCAATAAAAGAATCTCTATTACCACTTCCATATAAGGAACCATCACAAGTATTATTTGCTTTGTTGGGCTTTGCAGTTGACGCAGGAAAATCTTTTGCGGCAATTGCTGATATGAAAATGGGAGAAGGTAATGAACAAAATCCTGTTGGAACAACACTTGCATTAATTGAACGTGGAACAAAAGTAATGAGTGCGATACATAAAAGATTGCACTATGCGCAAAAAATAGAATTTAAATTACTTGCAAAAGTATTTTCAATTTATCTTCCACCACAATATCCTTACATGGTTGTTGGTGGAAACCAAATGGTTAAACAGGCAGATTTTGATGAACGTGTTGATATACTTCCAGTGTCTGATCCAAACATATTCTCAATGGCGCAACGTGTGACATTGGCGCAACAGCAATTGCAATTGGCAACAGCTGCACCACAGTTACATAATTTACGTGAAGCGTATAGAAGAATGTATGATGCGATGGGTGTTGATAATGTTGATGCAATATTAAAACCAGATCCAGAGATGCCGGAACCAATTAGTCCAGCAATGGAAAATGCTGGTGCCATGAGGGGACAAGGGCCCAAGGCGTTTCCGATGCAAGATCACATGGCGCACATAGAGGCGCATGCTGAATTCATGTTCACTAGAATGGTGCAGATAAACCCGCAGTTGTACGCTATGCTGCAGGCGCACGTATCAGAGCATATTTCACTGATCGCTGCGCAACAAGTTACTGAAAAGTTCAAACCACAGTTTGAACAACTTCAACAGCAAATGCAACAGGCGCAACAAAATCCACAAGCAATGCAGCAAATGCAACAGCAACAGGATCAATTAGTAAACCAGCAAGCCTCTGAACAGGCCAAGGTTGAAGCGCAAATGACTAAACAACTGGCTCAAGATGAAGAAGCTAGAATAAGCCGTGAGCAGCAAGACCCACTTGTTAAGTTAAAACAACAAGAAATCGATCTTAAAGCGATGCAGACTCAAATGCAGATGCAAAAAGACATCATGGTTGATTCAGAAAAACTTGATCTTGAAAGAGACAAGCTGGAAGCGGAGACAAGTATTGACTTGATGAAAGCTTCAGCAGATGTTAATAAGGAAGATTCGACTGAGGCGATGGCTCTGTTAAAAGAGAACATGGCGTCTACGAGAGAGGCCATGAAAAATGAAATGGCTGAAAGGAAGAACCAATCAACCGAGCGGATAGCGAGGGAAAATGCTCGATCAAGATCAAATGGACAAAGCAAAAAAGGAACTTGAAAAGCTTAGTGCTGTAATGCAAAAAGTAGAGAAAGCCGCTCGTGAGGAAATTCATTCACAAGAGGAATTTCTACAGGTATGCGGAGCGATGCTGGCAGTTACACGAAATATGTATATGGAAGCATTAGGTCCGATTGATTCATCTAGAATTTTTCAAGCTGTTGCAGACAGCTTTGGAATTCAAGAGGAGGTTTTAGAGGTTTTTAGAAATGTTGAAAAGCCGACAATACATTAGGAGGAATAATGCCAAGCGTAGGTAAAAAAAAGTTTCCATACACTTCAATGGGTGTGCAACAGGCACAAAAGCATGCTAAATCAACAGGGCAGAAAATGCAAATGAAGAAGGGTGGAAAGGTGAAGAAGTCATACCGTAAGGGTGGGCTGAAACGAAGTAAATAGGAGGTAAACATGAATTTATTAAAAGATTTATGGGGACATTTAAAAGAATGGAATGATTGGCAGATGAAGGACTGGATTAAGGCCGGA